TGTGGTTGTCTCCTCTTGTGGTTCGGTCGCTGCAACCTCTGTAATCATAGCGCCCTTGAATGCAGGTGCCGTGACAAGTGATAATTCTACCCAGTTGGCTTTTTTGATGACCATGGTGCCGTTGTCGTCGTAGGAAGCGTCAACTACGTCAACACCTACTGATACCGAGTCAACTGCCTCGTCTTTGATGAGTTCGAGCATGTCGTTGCCTTCGCTGGTGGCGCTAATTCGGGCCGTAAATAGCATGCCTTCCTCGGAGTCCAGTCGCCCGGTAACCACACCTACTGGCTGCTCAGAGTCGTGGTACTTGAGCAGCTTGGGCTTCTTGCCAGTGATCGGCAGTGAGCCGCGCTCAAAACGGACGCGAGTGCCGTCGCTGACGGTGGCTTCGGTGTTCCAAGGTACGGCAACGCCAGAAATCGAGCGTGGTGACTCGCCTTCCTCAGCCAAGACAAATGTGTTTTGTGCAGTTAGGCGAATCATAAATTCTCGCTTTCGTCGTTAGAGGGTATCTCCCGAGAAGGTGCAGCGTTGTCCTCCTCGGGAGACATTTCGTACTCCTCCAGGTATGTGTCAATGTCCAAATAAATGTAACGGCCTCGTGGCGTGATGTTATTCATGCTCAACGTCTGCTCGATGCAGTCAATGAATGGTTTGGCACCGAATAGGTAAAGGTCTTGGCGTGCCTGTTGTGCATTTTGGTAGGTCATGCCGGAGCCGCTTGGCGCACCCACCAGGTAAGGCGGAATGTTGGCGATGCGTGCCATCTCCAACGCCTGATAGGTGCGTGCTTCCGTCAACTGCAACTTGCTCGGATCCATGTAGGACTCTTTCCAGTCCACGTACTGGTTCAACGCAGCAATCGCATTGTTGTTTCGTGCAGCTGCAAAGCCAGCAGCAAGCTCGGACAGTTCCTCGGCGCTCAATGGCTCGCCTTCGGTCTGCTTGAGTACGCCTGCCGGGGTTTGATTTTTGGCAAAGCGCTCGGCGCTGGTGTCAAGGTTGATGTTGGTGCGAATTGATCGAGCGCCCATCGTAAGCAAGCCTTGGATTGGGCTGAGGAATTGCACGACATCGTTCGGGTCAAGCCTGTAGCCGTTGAAATAGACCTCTTTGCTGGGGCCGAACCATTGTGGCCCGGCTTGGTCGCGTGTCTGTACGTCAGCTGCTGGAATCCACGTGAAGGTTGCTGGGAAGCCGTTGCCGAAGCGGCTGGTCACAATCCAGAATGCGCGTCCGTAGAACAGCAGGTCATCGGTTGTCCAGGACATGATGAAGTTGCGTGTGACGTTGGGGTCGGGCTGGTGGAACCATGTGTCATCGGGCAGGTCAATTTCCTCGTAGTCGTCATCCATCCACTGTTTGGCGTACTGATGAATTTCTAGGCAGCCAACCATTGAGCAGATCAGGTCACGTGCCCGGCTGATGGTGGGAATCTGGATGGCAGCCGACCTGTTGAAGTCGGTGGTGTAGGTGATGAAGTTGCCGACAAGCGGATTGCCAGCAGCGCCAGCTGCACCTATCTGTGCGTTTGTGTTGTTAGCGACTGCGCGCTTCAGTGAGAATGCCATCGTGGCATCAGTCTAGGCACTCGATGCAATCATGGGTCGGTTCACCATCGGTCTCGGTTTCGCACACATGCCGACAGCCCACACAAGACACCGGGCTAACTCAATCGGGCCACTTGATTTCTGTGATGACAACGCAATAGCGCCCGGAGTTTTGACAGCAACAGCACGCCCAACATGCTCAGCCAACATCGTCTCACCAGTGTGATTGACGCGGCCTTCATTGATGAGGTTTTTGACCATTGACGTGTAGCGGCCTATCTCCTGATAGCCGACCAGCACCCTGCGACGTTGCAGATCGGAGGGGCAGTTGGTGTCCAGTGTCGGCGTGATAGCAACTTGCAAGCCTGAGTTGGAGGCCAACTGGGCACGAATGTTATCCCATACCTGTGTCACGGTTTCGCACATGAATGCGACAGTCGCACAAAGTATCCCAGCAGTATTCGCGTTCACACGTACCGCCACGTACCTGCCATCGTCGAGCGATACTTCCACGGCGAGCACGCCACCGGGCAACGGTGGCAAATCGGTACGCAACGACTCCCACTTGCCAGGCTGCAGCCACGACAGCTCTGATTGCACCCATAAGTTCACGCTAGATCGCAGGAAGCCTGCACGATTGGGGCCTTTGGATTCAGCCTGGACGGTACGAATGTCAAGCGTGTGCCCGAGTGCCGGATTGGCGTACTCCCACGCAGCTTCACTCATCGGGTCAAGGTCAGGTGGTGGGCTGTACTCGGCTAGGTACACAGAATTCGTAACTTCACCTGAGTCAATGGCACGTATGCCCTGCTCACGCCACCGCAGCATCGCAATGGAGTCCTCGGTGCCTGCCGTTGACCACATCGAGCACAATGGGTTAGGTCGGGCGCGCTGAGTCGGCAGCAAACCGATGTCAAGTGTCTCAGAATCAATGCCAAACACTTCGTCAGCAATGATGAGGTCAACGCTCATACCGTGACCGCTTGACGGCCTAGCTGCTTTCACGTACCAGCGCGATTCACCGACCTTGATGCTGTTACGACCGTACGCCCATACAGCTTTGACACCGAACTTGGCTTCAATTACCGGGGCAAGGTCTTGGAATAGGGCTGTGGCTAGATCGAGTCTGTGGGCTGTAGTCAGGATGGTTTGAGGGCCGACCTGCGTAGCGTGCTGAGTTAGCCACCAGCCGAGCAGCGCCTTGAGCGCTACGGTCTTTCCGTTTTGTCGAGCGACACTGACAAGCGATACGTGGTTGAGGAACTGCCCTTCGGCATCCACGGCAAGTTGACCGTTGAGAACATGCCGTTGCCAGGGCATGAGTTGCACTCCGAGAATGCGCTCAGCCCAATCCGCAACTTCGGGGCCGTAACTCCCGGCTGCATCAGTGATGACTGTTTCAATTCGTGGCAAGTCATGGCCTTTTCCTTTCCGTTCAATGACCTTTCCTTGGGATAAGGAAAGAGATGGGCGCGGGGGCAAGTGCTGATGTTGATCCAAAAAATTCTTGCGTGTTTTTTTTGGTTTGCGATTTTGAGAGCGCGTTTGGGTTTGGTTGCCTGGGCGTGCAGCTTGACGTGCTCGACCTTTGGCTGCTTTGTAGTTGGCTCCGCGTCGTGCGTTGCATGGCTTGCATGAGGGAACCAAGTTGTCTGGTGTGTCGGTTCCACCTCTGTCGTGCTCGATCAGGTGGTCTGCTTCGGTGGCTTGGCGTTTCTTGCACCAGTGGCACCGGGGTTTATCCGCCAGGAGTTCGCGGCGTGCTTTGAGGTATGCGGTATTGGATGTGCGCTTAGGCATTGTGGTTTGGCTGACGCGCTTCGCTTGTCCTAGCGCCCTCGCGTTGCTCGGTTGCTATCGCATCCACATAGCAGAGGTAGCACATTGGCCCGGCTTCCGTGAGTTGGTCACCGTATTTGGTCGAGAGGTTTGTTTCACCGCAGTCGCGGCAAGTGCCAATTTCAATCACTGTTTCGTAGCTGCATTTGATTTTCATGTTGTCAAGGTTACTTAGGCAGAGTGCCCCCGGGCACCATCCCGACCGTTGTTGAAGCACGGTTCACACTCGCCACGCAATGGATCTGTTTGCATGGGCTGCCCTGCCCTTCTGATGGGCGAACTAAGGATGATGAGTCCTCGAGGATTTGCACCTACATCAGGTCACGCGGCCTGAACGCACCAATGTGATTGGCGTACTTTAGTTTTTCCAAGCTGTTATTACAGCAGAAGCCTCCTGCTTGGATAATTCGTCAAGTTTTACGACCTCACGATTCAGCACTGTGCCAATCTCACGCATCGTTTGACTGCCCGGCGTAAACCCTCGGGTCTTAGCCAACACTCGAATCATGCCAATTTGCTTCTCTGACGCTTTGCCAGGGCCAGCCTTCATAGGCACCACGTTGGTTTGTGGCTCGCCAGTAAATGGGTCTGGGATAGGTTCGCCATCGTCATACCGGGCAATCTCCACGCGTGGCTGCTCTTGGCGTGCCATGACCTCTTGCTTGGATGCCATCTTGTGGTCAATCCCAAAGCCCATCATGCCCAAAGCGCGCCCTAGCGCCGAGGTGCTCGCGTTCATTTGCTCTGAGTCTTTGGTGTATGGCGTACGGCCCGGGAATGGCTCCCAGCAGTATGCGATGCATGGCAACTGATCGTCTTTGTCTCGCCACACGGTGCAACGTATCTCGATGTACAGCTTGTCGTTGACTTCACGGAATGTGGGTTGCGACTCTTGTACTCGCAGGTCTGGGAACTTGTCTAACGCCATGCGTAGGCGTGTTGGTACGTCAACGTAATTGTCCAGGTTGAAACTCATTTGCTTTTTTCCTCCAATAGCAGCATCAGGTTGAACCATTCATCCACGGGCATGACAGCCATCCACTGTGCAACATCGGTGTGCCCGGGTCGTTTACAAATGATGACTCCTGTGTAGGCGTTGGCGTGTGTCATTTGTGCACGCAACTGCCTGAAGTAGCCAGCCCAATCGTGTGCTTTGCGGTCTTTGACCTCGATGACGACACCGGGCCAGCCTGTGACATCGCCTTTATCGTCGTGGGTACCTGCTTGGATACGGTCTGCTTTGATTCCGTACTTTCGTAGCCATTTGACTACTGCAAGCTCTGCTGCATGGCCTTTACGCTTCTGTGGGCTTGTCATTGTTGCGCCTTGTAATAAGATTTAAATCGTGACCACAAGGTTTTACCCTTTGTGGGCTTATCGCGCCAAATTTCCATGTCTCCAACCACGTGTAGTGGGGCATCGAGCAGTTGATCGCGTGCGTCAGCCATGTGCAAACAGTTGAGGTAGCCGATTGCGTCTACGAGTGAGTCCTCGTGCATTTTTTCGTTGTCCAAGCTTTTCATTAGCCGAGCCAATTTGACTGCCACCATAAACATGATCGCCTCTTGCACCGTCAGGTTGTGCTTGAAATTAGTGAGCACACCAAAGATACGACGCACCATCGTGTAGTCCGTGAATGGGTGACCGTACTGTTCCATGCGCTCACCGTTTTTGGTGAGTTGCCATGCTCGATACGCGGCATCGCCCGGGTCAATGTTGCTGCTCACTTTTTCCTCTCGGTGGTTTTGACAATGTAGTACACGCATGCGACGATGTACCCAGTGAACACTGACGCAAAGAAGTGATCAGCCCACGACATTGTTGTACGTGCTCCAGTTCTCCCAGCCGTAATTCGTTGCGATGTGCCATGCCACCCACAAGTTGGTCAATGGGTCAAACAGCTCAGCGCAGTCATCAATCATGCCCTTGGTCTGCAAATAGCCGCGAGGCCAGTATTTGTTGGGTTGGCACCATGATGGCGTATGAATCTGCATCAAGCCGAAGCTCTGCCCATTATCACCGATGGCATTGGGCAGGCAGGCTGACTCGAGCTCTGCAACCTGCAGTGCTAGCCATAGGTCATCAACCACAAAGCCTGCTCGCAAGGCTGTATCAGCCCATTCTCGGCAGCCTGGGCCTGTGTATGGGGGCATGGTCGTTACGACGCTCTCAGGGCTTCCTGACGCGTCTGAAGCGGTGTCCAAGCCCACCGTGCCCGAAAGGGGAGCCGTGTACACGGTGGACTCGGACACCAGCCCGATGGTGTCGGTTTGTGGGTCGGACGTAACAGCCAGGGTCACGCCAAATAGCCCGGACAAAGCCAAGGCAATCACTGCTAGGGGACTCATGCGACGCTCGGGTGTTCCGGGTCGATGCGAGGCTGATGGGTCAGTTTTGATGGCTCGCTCCAATCCTCGTCAGCGTTGAATCGGTAACGCAGCTGGGCCTTTACGACCTCGCCTTCAGCGTTCCTGAACACTACCAAGTGGAATTGTTGCGCTGTATCTGGACAAAGCCCGGTGAGGACTTCGTAGGTAATCAGGTTGTGTGTCATGTGTAGGCCCCTCCAGAAGCCTGTTTTGACCTTAGCGGCTCTTTCGTCGCTTGTGTGGGATGCTCAACTTCTCTACTTTTCGTACCATTCCCCACGGTATGAGTAGCACGTTGTCGGCACCCTGATCGGCTGTGCAGGTCTGTATCAGTACGCAGTGACGCTTGTACCGCTTCAAGATGCCCACGGACACGCATACCAGTGGCTGGTCATCAATGTCGCCTAGTTCGTGCCATTCGTTGTTGTCAAGGCTGTGAGCGTCATGCCACGTCACCTGGACGATGGCTCCGTCTAATCCAGCCATACCACGTACTCCGCCGCTACCCGGCCTTTGTCTGGGTCAACGAAGTGCAGCCGTTGGCTTGGTATGCCTGTTGCTGCAACGAACTCTCGAGCGTACTCATTTTGGCTTTCGGGGCTACCTGTTACGAAAATACGACCTCCATTGCTCATGGTCAAACTCATTGGTGTGTGCCAGTGTCCCATGTAACAATCTTGAAAATCCTCAATAACGCCAGCCGCCCATGCGTTGACTTTGCGCAGGATGCCGAAGGCTGGCGTGTTACCGCCAAAGCTTTTGATTTCATCGCCATGCACAAGTAGCGCTTTGTAGTTGCCAATCTTGACAATCTGATACCAAGCATCAGATGACTGCCAATCCTTGACCAAGTGACCGACCTTATTGCGTGCAATCTCATACGAGATTCGATCTACGTTGTCACCCTTTGGCATTTCGCCGTACCGACCAATGCGCCCATGGTTGCCGTATTCGCACACCACGCGCACTGTCTCGAAGTTGCTGGCAAGTGTGGTCACCGTTTTGGCAATCAGCCTGGACACCTCAAACAGTTGCTCGTATAGGTGGCTGTCCACCTCGTACGCCTGACCGGGGAAAATGCCCATGCCCTCCACCATGTCACCGCCAAGCATTAGCACTGCTTCGCGTACCGGGTGATGTTTGCGTTGAATGTCAGTAATGTGTAGTGCTTTGTCAATGAAGCGATCTATGCGTTGACCGCATGTTTCCGAGCCGTACGACACAGACTTCTTACCGAGCTGCCAATCGGTGCAGTGAATCACTGCGACCTCGGCTTTGCCTTTGCGAGTGTCCTTCGTCGGTGGTTTGACCTTGACTGGTGGCGTACCGAGGCTTGCGTCCTTAGCGGCTTGATACACAGCCTGCACCAGCTCATCGTTCTTGACCTTGAGCTTGGCGTACTGCTGCTGAGAACGCTTCAGCGCCTCACGCAACTGCTCGAGCGTCTGCTCCTGAGCAATCTCGTTACTTAGAGACATGCTTGCGCCTAAATCGGTACACGACGTTCCAATCGCACTTGAACCCATGTTTGGTAAGCAGCCGGGCTATCGAGTGGTTGCTGTAATCCAAGTTGTAAATCAGGTCGTACCATTCCTCACCGTTTGGTTGTGCATCAATCCAAACGCCTAGGTCGTGCAATCTATTTTGTCTTGGTTCTATTTCGTCGCGCAAAGCCATTGCTGTGATCCTCCAGGTGGTTGTCTATTTTGTGTTCCACCCTAGTAAGTACCTTGCGGACGTATGCGTGATCATCAGCATTTTCTTTGCGTGCACGCTCAATCAGTATGGCTGGCAGGACAGCTGCGCAGATGATGGCTATACCGCTAATTAGCGCTACGTAAATCTCGGTCGGCATGCAGGCTCACAAACTGCTGCACTTTCAAGGGTACCTTGTCCCCTGTGTAGTACCTGATGTG